CACGCCTTTTTAACTTTGCGTAAAATGATGAGTAAGGCAAACGAATATCTACCATATTTGTATCGGCTACTTTTTTAAAATCTTTCACGTCTTTTGTTGCTAATCCACCAAACTCATCATCTAGAACTAATAAACCTTTTACAAGGTTGTAAATACTATCTTTATCTTTTGCATCGATTTTATGTTCGATTAAATACTTTTGTAAATCAGCTGGCAATAGATTTCTAAAGAATGATGTTTTACCAGTTCCTTGTTTTTGACCACATAAAACTAATGTAAGAGGAGAAACTTTAGCTTCGTTTATTGGTGCTAACCAATTATGAACGCACCCAACAATCCACTTTTTAAAAGCCCAATTATTATAAACTGATTTTGGTTCTATACAATTTATATAATCATCAATAACACTTTCTGAATTTTCATGTAGCTTTTGTTTAAAAAATTCATTTAACGGATTAAATAACGTTGTATGTTCAGAATTAATCATATCTCTAACATCGCTTTTAGTTGGAGAAAAATCTAAATAATTTTTACACGCAAAGTAGATTGTATTAAGTTTTACATCATCAAGTAATTGACCATTAATAAATATTTCATTTGTAATACTATCTTTAACTGGATTGTAATTTTCAAATATAAAGTTCTGCAGTTTTTTACTATCAGTTAAAGTTTCATCTAATTGCTTAAAATCTTTTTTACTATCAATTAAAAATTTAATTAATTCATCATCCGCATCGGTTATGTTATTAATTTTTTCAAGTGATTTTTTTACACTTTCAATCGTTGGTGTTCCTTGACTTTTAGCAACTGAAACCCTATTGATAATTGTTTCGGTTTTTTCAGAATATAGTTTTAATCCTAATTCTTTTGCATAAAAGTAAATAGTAGAAATACTTACTTGACCGTTATTTTTACAAAAGTTTTTATAATGTTTTTCTATTTTATTTTGGTCATACTTAGAACCATATTTGCAAATAGCATCGAAGTAAGTAAAACCACTTTCTCCAAACTTTGAAGCGATAGCAAAACCAATTCTAACATATCTATCATAATCATCTTGGCAAAGGTCAATCTGTTTTTCTTGAACTTGCGAAAGTATGTTTTGAAAATCATCATTAACAAAAACGAAATTATGTACCTTTTCTTTTTTTACAACTTGTTTTGCTATAAACTTTTTTGAGTTTTCATTTAAAAATAAATATGGGTCATAAGAAATAAATCTTAAACGATTTTTATTTTTACAGCTTGGGTCAATAGCTACGTTAAAATTATCCCAATAGTACTGAGCCAATTCATTAAAACTTTCTAAAAACTTATTAGGGTTAATTTTTACAAATACACATAATCCATCGCCACCAAAAGAACGGTGTGACATCATTGTATATTTATCTTGATTAATTTGATTTAATAATTGCAAATCAACATCATCATCAATGTCAATAACAATTAATCCGTTTAACTCCTCAATATTATCTGCAGTCTTACTTCCGTTTTTCATTACTGCAGAACCAGTTATGCAAGGTGCTTTTATTTTGCACTGGTTATAAGCATCTTTATCATTTTTAAATGAACGTGCTTTTAAAACTAAGTCTTGATAAGTTCCTTTTTGCACCATATCAATATAGTCTTGAATGTCAATATCAATTTTATCAATACTTTTTGCGGTTGGATATTTACTAAATTTTATCATAATATTGTTTTAATTTTTCTTTGAGTTTGGTTTTTAAAAAGGCTAAAGTTCTGTTTGTTTTACTTGGTAGTGAATTTATTATTTTAATAAATGGTTCTCCTAAAATACGATTAATTCTTTTATCAAAAGTACCATTAATAATAGATTTTTGATAGCTACCAAAAGTAACACTATTTTTTACAAATAAGTCAAACGTTTGATTAATAAGTATTTTAAAAGCAAAATTGATATCTTCATTAATTGATTTTACATACTTTATTATTTTTTCTCCATTAGGATATATTTGTTTAACTTTTACTGCAGTAACTTTATTTGTAGTTATTTCAATTTCTTTTTCTTCTACTTCAATAATAGGTTCTTCATAATTGCAATTAGGACAAACCTTTTCCGATTTCATTTTTAAAAATCCGCAATTATTACATTCGTTAATATCCTCTAAACTTTCTTTTAATTGCTTCGGTGGCTTTAATCCGTTAAAAAATATCTTTTCCCAATCCCTTGTTTTATCTGACCACATACCAAGTCTATCAGAGTTGCCACCGCCATCAATAAAAATAAATTTATCTTTATATATTTTATTTGTAATCCTTGCACCACGCCCAGCGATTTGAATAAATAAAGATAGTGATGCTGTAGGACGTGCCATTATAATAGCCTCGACATCATCAACATCAAAACCTTTAGTAAAACAAGAAACGTTTAAAAGTATTGCGTCACGTTCATTTTCAAACCAACGTATTAAAGGCTTTCTTTCTTTTTTATCGTTATTTACCGAATCATACATTTTAACGTTATATCCTTTTTCTTTAAACATTTCGTAAATTAAAAGATTAACTTTAGTTGAAGCAGTGAATATCATTGTTTTTTTACCTAAGCAAAGTTGCTCGTAATTGTGTAAAATATCAATTTGTATTTCTTCTTTTTCGTATGTTTCAGCGATTGACTTTGATGTAAATTCTCCAGTTTCGTCAGTTTTTAAATTAGAAGTATTTACCGAAATTGAATATAACTCCTCATCAACTAAGTAATCATTTTCAATTAAATAATCAATACCAACACCCACAACAATATCATCGTAAACATCACGCATTGTTTCCTCTTTAGTCCAAACTTTCATTTCATAACCGCAATGCGTTACATTTTCAAGTTCTTTTACAAAAGGCATTTCAGTATTGCACTCATTACATTTATAATATTTAATTCTTTTTAATCTAACTGGTGTTGCAGTAAACCCAATAACCTTTGTTTTTTTAGCGTAATCTAATACTTTAAGATGTGAAAAAACGTGAGCCTCATCAATTATAAGATAATTAAATCTTTCAATCAATTGTGGTTTTTTTTGTAACCTATTATATAAAGTTTGAGCCATTGAAACTACTACTTTATTATTAGGAAATATTTTATTTTTACTTTCAAAAGTAGCTACATCAATGCCTTGTTTTTGAAAAGTTTTAAAAGTTTGAGTTATCAAATCTTCACTATCAACTAATACTAAAGTTTGGTCATTTAATTGTGCCGTTAATTCAGTAAAAACAACCGTTTTGCCAAAACCAGTAGATGCCTGAACGCAAATCTTATTATGTAACTTTATTTTATAAAATATTTGTTCTAATAAAAATACTTGATGTGGGTATAATACTTTTTTCATATATTAGTATTTTTTCTATTATTCAAATCTCTTTTTAAAAAAATACCATTTTTAAAAGCGTGTTGCATATTTTCTAAATTAGTACACCACTCTAAGTTATCTACATTATTATTATTTTTATCGCAATCTTTATGATTTACTTGAGGTAAATTTAATTTATTTTCAATAAAAGTTTTTGCTACAAGTCTATGAACTCTTCTTGTATATTGTTTTGACTTAACACTTAAAAATACTTTTAAATATCCTTTATGGTCTAATCCTGGTTTTAGCACTGTTTGTGAAAAATAAGCTACTCTACCGTCTTTATAGTAAGTTGGTGCTAATTTTCTTCTAACAAATCCTTTATCACTAACTTGATAATAATCTTCAAAATCTACTAAGTCTTTCCAAATTTCACTCATAACATATTATATAAAAAATGCCCACAATTTCAGTCGGGCAGGACTTACTTTTGTGAGCTTCTTTAAAATTTCTTTATTACTACCGAACCTGCCCGAACAATAGTTTTACAAACCTACAAAAAATAATCCGAACTTAAAAATTAAATTCGGATTAAATCAAAAGTTTTCACAAGCAATTGGAAATTTTCATTATCTCAAAAAGGTAAATCATCATGAACATCATTTGAACTTATCGGCGTTGCAGTATGTACTTCTTCTTTTTTCTTTGCAACTTCGATATGTCCATCAGTCCAAAAGCATTTACCATTTCCAACATAAAAACGTTGTTTTTTTGCTTCTCTTTCTTCTTTTGATTGGCTTACATAAGCGGATAAATTTTGTCCGTAATCGTTTGATTGTTCATTTATTGAAATATCAATACTAATCCCTTTTTCGCCTTTAGCATTTAAAGTCTTTAATAAAAATTCTAATGTTTCTTTTTTAATGTAAACGTTTGATAAACTACTCATAATTTAATGTTGTTAAGTATTCTCTAATATTTGTAACTCTTTGTTTTAAATCGGCTATTACCTCTTCCGAGTATTCAATTTCAAATGTTTTAATACGATATTTTTTATCCATATTATCGTAATTATGTTTTTCTTCATACGTAAGTTCGTCGGGTGTGTTCAGTAGAACGTATGTAAGAACTGCTTTTTTGCATCCAGTCAAATGCATATAAACTTGTAACTGATAAAAATAATCTTTAGTTGGTATTTCATTTTCGAATAAAGGAAAAGTAAAAGCATCCCAACTACATTTTATATCGTAAACCACATTATCACAAATTAAATCAGGCGTTCCACAAAAAAAATCATCTTCATAAAACTTTTCGTTCTTTAAAACAAAAGGTAAATCTAACCATTCAATTGCTTTATCAATCGCCGTATCTTCTAATTTCAATCCCTTAGTTAGATACTTACTTTTTATTTCTTTGCGTATTCCGTAAATCTTTTCAATTAACCATTCTTTAACGTATGTTTTTGTGGTTTCTGAAATAAGTTCCGTTTTATTACGTGGCGATGTCATTATCTTACCACTTGCGCTGGCTCTAATTTTGAAGTTCTCTTGCGTTTTCATCTGATAATGTATATTTAGTTCTTACTTGTTCAATTGTGAAATTTCCAGTTTTAACGGCTTCTTTTACTTTTAGCCAGTTTGGATGCTCAGGCGTTAATTCAATTAGCGTTAAATCTAATTCATAACTAATAATATCCTTACGGTTTAAATCCGCTCCAAATAATTTGCCGAAATGGTCGCAAGCATCCTTTATAGCTATTGTTTTTGCCATCGGAAACGCCATTGATAAAGCACCGTTATTAATATTTGCTAAGTCTGTTGCGCTTGTTCCTTTAGCTGTTTGTAATTGACTTGCACCAATCCCATCGTGAAAATCCCACTCGTTAGTAATTGGATGTAAATAATGCACACGAACAGAAACCCAAACACCATTGAAAGATTGACCCTGACCAGTAATTTCAATTCTGTATCTTTTGAATATTGTCTTTAGTAAAAATTCTACTCTTTCAATTGGTAGGTATTTATATCCTTTTATAAAAGGATGTTCTTTAACCCATTTTATATTTGGCGGTTGGTTCATTAAAGTGATAAAAACATCGTCTTTTTGCACCGATATTTTATCAGAATAAATGTCTTGAATTTTAGGTAAGTTACTCATAATATTTTTGTTTAAATTAAAAGCCACCAAAAACAGACTAAGTAGTGAGAGTCTGAAATTGATGGCTCGGATTTTTTATTATCGCTCACTACTTCGATAATTCATAG